CTGTAGGTGGAAAATATGTTTCACCACCATTGTAATCATCATTTAAATATAGAATCACTGTCCATTCTCTAGATGGTGCCTTCTCACCTGTGGCAACCTTTGTTTCGATATTAGGGTCTTCTCGAACTTCATCATTAGATAGTGTATCCAAGTGTGGGTCTTGTACTCCACCAATATGCCATCGAGTCATAGTTGCCATTTCAGTATGGAAAACTTGTCCCGTTGCATTGTAGATTTCACCTATACAGTGATTTTGGACTTTTTGGAATAAGAGACGAATGTACTCATTCTTGATATGCATCTTTCTGATGCCCCAATAATCTATTAGTGAACCGACTTTTTCTAAGTGTCTATGACTGTTGTGCCACTGAATCAGTGTCTGGCACTCTTCCTTCGTCAGAATCGGAATCACTTTGTGATTGTAGACTTTGGAGTTGTCTAGCAATTTCCATTCTTTTTTCATAATCTATTCTCTTTCTCCTCTCTTTTGGTCTAGACTTGATAGCCCTTTCCAATTTTAACTTAGAGGCTCTTTGAAGGAATATAATTCCATTTAAATGATCTAGTTCGTGTTGAACACATCTAGAACCCATTCCTTCTAATTGTAGTGTATGTCTTTCTCCATCTGCATCTGAGTATTCTAATTCAATTGCAGAAGGTCTCTTTATCATTAAGTATATATCGGGAAAAGAAAGGCACCCTTCTTTCATTAATTCTGTTTCTTTGGATAACTTTGTAATCTCAGGATTAAAGAATGCTCTAGTACCACTATCTGCAGTTCTCATGACGAACACTCGATATTGTAAACCTAACTGGTTTGCAGATAGACCAAGACCACCAAATCGTTCCATGGCTTCTGCCATGTTCTTCTCGATCTCTTTTGGGTCTTCGGGTGGATTTTCAAAATCAAAATCCGTGGTTGGTTCTCTGAGAACCTTCATTGCTTCTTCAACTAATTGATACATTATAAACTTACTTCTGTTACTATCCCTCTAGTATTACTTATCTCCACATTAAAGAACGCCATCACTGCTTCAAACATTCTCTTACCCATATTGGCAATCTTCTTTAAAGCTTTCTTGATAGAGTCCATCACTTTCTTGATGACTTTTTGGAATTTATTCCAAGTCTTCGAACCAAAATCTTTTGCCCAGTTACCAGCTTTCTTTAACTGACTTAAGAAGTTCTCATCTAGATAATCTTCTGTGAGTAAAGTCTCGTAACCTTCAATCGTTTTTAGTTCATTGATTAGTATAGTTGATACATTGTCTATACCAAAGTGTTCTTTTAAACTCATTCTCATTGCAGAATAAGCGGGTGAATTACCACCACCTTTTTTGAATGCAACATAAGGTTTTACTGAACTTGCATACTTCTTAATAATAGGGTCACTGATAGATGTAATAGGTTCTACTACAACTGCACCACTACCAACATCAAACTTTCCTAATAAGTTTGCAGCTGCTTTACCTTCACTGAATTTAACATTACCTGTTGATGCTTCTAATACAATGTTCTGACTAAACAATTCATTAACTTTTGTATTCGTGTTTATATAGTTCTCTAAAATTGCAGATAGTTCTTTATTGTCTGCATCTTTTTGTTGGAAGTCTAAGATTGCTTCATCCTTCTCACCTTCTTTAGTTCTCTTATTCAATGAGGTAACAGTTTCCTTTGTGATAAGAGCATTCATTTTCTCATCCATTGCATCAGTTAATCCTTTTGCAAAACCTTTATGCTCTCCCATCATACTTAATGCAGCTCTTACAGTTGCAATCGCTTCACCCTTTGCACCTGACATAAGTTGTGAACCACCTTCTTTCTTAAGAGAAATCTTTTCTGAAAACTTAATACCAGCAATATCTGTTTTAGGTGTGGTATTACTTGCACCACTATCCTTATATAAAGATGATATCTTACTAGGGATTCCACCCTTACCTGTAGATACTAAATGATTCTCTTTTAGTTTCTTATTAAAATTCTTTGCAATTGATTTTGCAATATCTAAATGTAAAGGGAACGACTCTGCAGTTCTGATAATGTCTGAATCATTATCCTTACCATTGAGTATATTGTATTCAAAGATAATAAGTTCTTCCCACTGAGCTCCTGATGGAGTTCCACCACTCTCTTTTACATGATTGAAGAATGCAGATTTATATCCTAGTCCACCTTTAACATGAAAAACTTTCTTACCACTTTGTAAGTATTTTTCATTTGTACCATCTTCGGAACCAATGAAGATTGCCTTATTGGTAGGTTTGACTGCAACAAAGATATCACCATGTTTATGACCTTCTTTATCCATTTCTTTTATTCCACCCTTATATAAGAACTTATGCCCTATAACATAATCGGGTTTAAGAATAGAAGCTTCGACTAGAGGTTTCTTCTCTATGACGATCTTATTTTCTGCAAATTGTGAAAAGCTTTTCATAATACTATTTATCTATTCTGCGATACGAGAGAAGTTTTTATGTTTCTCAAACCTCACTACATGTTCGAATTTATCGTATAGTATATCACCTTTGTGAGATATAATGAATGCATTTGTCTTCTCTGTAAGTGTATTCAACATCTTCATGAATTCATCTGTACCTGATGCATCGAGGGAACTGTCGAATACTTCATCCAATACTAGAAGGTTTGTATTTACTGAGTTCTTCATTCTTGCAACAGCTCTCCAAGTGAATAGTAATGCAAGATCAATTCTCATCTTTTCACCTTGAGAGAAGTTCTCATATTTAAATACATCCCTGAATCTAGACTTGATTGTTTCATCGAAACTTTCATCCAGTTCGAACCCAACATAGAATTCTAATTGTGCAAGATACTTGTTAATTAGTTTATTCATGATAGGAACATACTGTTTGATAATCTTTTCTTTTACACCCTGATCTCTTAAGAGTAGAGTTGCAATTTCTAGATAGTGACCATGGTCAGCAAGATGTTGTTTCTTCTTAGTTAAGATGTGCAAATCATCCTCTGCCTTTTCTACTTGTTCATGTGCATCAGTATTACCTTCTTGCTCTTGTTCAAGTTCTTTGATCTCTTTCTGTAACTTACCGATATACTTTTGATTAGAAACGATCTCTGTTTGTGAAAGACCTATCTCTCTTTGTATCTCGTCTATTTCTGACTGGACTCCGTTGATTCTTTCAATTTCGGAATGTAGTTCTGTGACTTGTCCTTCGAGAGTTGACAACGCTTCCTTGATCTCTGTAACCTTCGAATTTTTTTCCTGAATGTGCTTCTGCTTGTGTTCATGGTCTAATCCTTGTTTGCATGTTGGACAATTGTCATTGTTCTCGTAGAACTCAATGTCTCCAATTGCTTTCTTTCGAGCTCTTTCGAGTTGAGTCTCCATGTCATTTGTTTGTTTAAGTCTAGTTTCCGTAGAATCTTTATCCGAGATAAGTCGTGTTTTCTCCACCACATTTTTCGTCTTTTCATCAACCTCTCCTAATAGTTTGTCTATGTTGGTTTGAGTTTGATTAATGGTAGTTTCAAATTTGTATATTTTTTCATCACGATTTTCACGAAGCGCATCAAGTTGACTGTTAAGACCATTAATCCGTTCTTCAAGAATTGCAATTTCATGTTGATTTTCTTTGATATCTAATGCATGATTAGATTTTCGTTTCCTCAACAACTGCATCATAGTTGTAAATATTGTAATATCCAAAAGGTCTTCGACTAACTTTCTTCTGTCCTTTGCTCGAAGTTGCATGAACGGAGTAAAGTTTGCCGACCCTAGGATTGCCACCTGAGTAAAAGAACGAAAACTCATTTTGAGTATGTTCGATTCTAGATGGTCTTGATAATCCCTGACACTTGCATCTTGATTTAACAAAATGTCATTACACCAAATTTCAAATGTATTTGGTTTTGCCCCACGGATTAATTTGTAGTCTTTTCTCCCGATAGAAAAATCGAGTTCGACTAATAATTCTTTTTGATTGACTGAGTTGATTAGAAGGTCTTTCTTTAGGTTACGAAACCCACGACCATATAATGCATAACATAATGCATCTAATAATGTTGATTTACCAGCACCGTTCTCTCCTAGTACAAGAGTAGTCTGATGGGAATTAAGTGGTATCTTTGTAAACTTGTTTCCCGATGATAGTAAATTCTTATATCTTACTTCTTTAAATATTATCATAGATAAGTGTGTTCGTCTAATGCTTCATTATACAATGAAGTCATCAAATCGGTAAGAGGCTTTTTCTTACCCTGTATCTCCATACCTTCTACATACTTGTTTAATATAGTTAATGTGTCTTCAACATTCTCCACATCAGAATCATCCATCAAGTCCATATGTTTATGGTCATCTACTACTTGTAAATGTAATGGAGAAGCTGCATGTATCTTATCTAAGAATGAATCAAACCAATAAGGATTGTCTTTGTTAACAACAATTACCTTTGTGAATGTTCCTGATACATTACTATAGTCTTTATTAACAATGGTTTCAAATGACTCTTTTGTATCATCATAGAATACCTTTTCAAATATAGTAATTGGATTACGAACTGGAAGCATATCCCTTGTTGATGTATCAAACACATGGAAGTATTTGTTATCTCCATAGTCTGACCAAGTGAATTGCATTTGTGAACCAAGGTAATGAATGTTTGCAAATTTAGATTTCTGATGGAAGTGACCACTGTAAACCTTTTCGAATCGACTTACATATGAATGATCTAATCCATGTTGACATGTCATGCCGGGCATCATTAATGCACCCTCAAATTCAAAATGACCCATACAAATAGGTGCATTACATGTGGTTAAAAACTCAACGGAATCTGCGTAGTTATCACTATTAATCCATGGACTCATTGCAATATTCAACCCATCATATTCTCTTACTTCGGGTTCTTGTATTATACTAATGTTGTCGGATTCAAATAGTAATAGATCAGGTGCATTTACATCATTGGTATTCTTATAATAAGTATCATGATTACCAATAATCAAATCCATACTGATACCAGCTTCTAACATAGGTTTTATGAAGTGTTCTCTGTTTGCTTTGAGAGACGAGAAGTTGATATACTTCCTTCGATCAAAGTAATCTCCTAGATGAATGATATGACTGATATCGTTTTCAACTAGATACGGGAAAAATACTTCCTGATAAAATCGTCCTTGGTAATCAGACATAGCCTGCATATCACCTCGGACACCTGCGTGTGTGTCGTTAAGTATTGCTATCTTCATTTAGAGAATTTTTCTAGATTAGTTTCCTTTTTTACTTTCTTGGCTCTTTTAGATTTTCGTGGTTCGTACTCAACCCGATTCATATGTTCTTGCATCCACTCTACATTTGTGTTTGTAAGATTAGGGTCGTGTTCACCATCAATGGTTGTGTATGCATCCATAGTAACATTTGATTCCTCGATGGACTTCTGTTTAATGAAAACTTGTTTCTTCTCCTTCTGTATCCTTCGTAGGAATGCGTAGTAACAAATTTGTGTTACATATGCAAATGCATTATTTGATTTTTCTGTATTGAAGTTACCGATATATTGGATACAGTTTTCAATTGCATCACAAATCATTTCGTCTCGGTATGTGTAGTTGATAAAATTAGGACGAGTCGATAATCGAGTCGCAATCTTATAGATACATTCACCAATGTATTCTGTCATTCTTGGAGGTACTTCTCCGTTGGATTCTGCGAGTTTAGTTGCTTGGTTATACTCGGAGACTGCTAGTGTGAACTCTTTGTTGTTAACATAGTGTTCTGCTTTTTTAGGGTCTTTTTTAGTAGTCATGTGTCTATTATACTAGAAAATCTCTATATTGTAAGAGGCTTTTTAGTATTTATTTAATTTGAATTTTCTTCGAAAACCACCTTTACAAACTGGAAATCTATGATAAAATAATTATGTGCCTAAGGGGAATATACTAATAAGGGATTAAGATACTATTTCTGTTCTTCTTTCGACTGCACGACTCATCCTATCCATATCTCCAATCGAGATATAAAACATGCACAAACTTATCATTCCACCTAGTATATAGTGTTTCATGAGACGCCCCAAATCGATGCGAAGAAGATCAGGAGGAGTAAGACTACCTCCCCCTTCTCTTGAAGTTGATGTAAATATTTTCGTGACATTTTTGTAAATGCCACAACGAGCCTCAATACCCCGCTGTTGCGAGTAACATTATTCCTATTGGTAACAATATTGGAAGAGTTAACAGTGTGATGAATTCTACACCATCGATTAGCTTTGATACAATCTCTGATCTTCTCAAGTTTTGAATTTCAGACACCATGCTCTTCGCAATTCTTAAAACTGCTGTGGTCATAGTGGGTTTTCCTAAAATTAAATTATAATACACATGAATAAAATGATATAACTCAAATTTATTCGATAGTATATATACATTCGCTAAACTTATCGTAAAGCTTAATGAGATAAAGTGTAAATTATTTGTGACTAATGGATTTTCTTTTTGTCGGTGGGTGGGATTGCATGTTCGAAGTCTGCCATAGTTTCATCTAACTCATCCCATTCTTCTTCTTCGAGTCTCTCTAACATCCTCTCTTCCCTTTCAGTGATCGGGCCACCAGTTGCAGACATGAGGTCATTAACTATTCTATCGAGGTATACTTTACGAATTTCTTTTCTATTACCTGTTAGAGGGATAGATTTATTTTCAACCATGTCGAACCATCTTGCAGAAGCTTCATCATAGAAAGGAACGAACTGTTCATTAAGACTACTTCTATGTGCAACCATATCATTTGGAATTTGGACTGTTGGGTCTGCAGACAATGGTGCATAAGGATAAAATGTTGCAAGGGTATGACTACCTTCGGGATTGATTGTCTCTAACCTACAGATCATAGGAAGAGTAATCACTATTCCATCATGGGTATCTCTTGTCATACCTACAACCTCTGAACCACTTCTAAGTTTCAGAACTTCGTATTTTTGTGGGATAATATCCTTAGGGCTTGTCATTTAATTCGAATTGCTTAATTTCATATGAAAATCTCTCTTCGTTGTATATATTTATACGATCTTTCAGGTGATTTAGAGTGTAGTTATCACATTGAAGATCATCAGCAATATCGAATAGTCTCATGGAATCTTTACCATCTACCTTACGAAGGCCTCTACCAATTGATTGTAGATTTCGTATTCTAGATTTAGATGGACTTGCAAAGACAATGTTATCGATTCTTTTTATGTTTACTCCAGTAGAGAATGTTCCGTATGATGCAAGAATAGTATCTTCTTTATTATTCTCTACAATCTCTCTAACTGATTCTCTATCTTCTGTATCTGTTCCACCATACACATAATGTAGGTTACCACCCATATCTGTATTAGACATCATATCAAATAATACTGTACCGTGTTTTTCTACAAATTGAAACAACACCAGTGTATTACCTTTCAAGCTTCTAACAAGATTAACAAGGAATAAGTTTCTTGCTTTGTTAGAAACAATGTAATCCATTTCCTCTTGGTAGGTCATTTTCTTTTGTTTTGTATGACGAAGTATGACACAATCGATATTTAAATTTGCAATTGTTCCTTCATCCATTAACTCTTTTGTGCTTATGACCTTTTTGACTGGGCCGAACATTCCTTCTAATTGCAATCTATGACATTCAGAACCATCTAGTGTTCCAGTGGTTCCAAAACGGATTGCAGTCTTTTTCATTTTTTCGAGGATTCCTTTGAGGACATTTGCTTTGAAGAGGTGGGCTTCGTCTCCGAATACGACTTCGAATGATTGCATGACATCTTTAGGTGCTTTACTAAAACTCTGCCATGTTGATATCGTAATGTCAGAATCGAATACAGGCTGACCACCATATATTTTGCATATCTCTTTATCGTATCCATAGTCTTTAAAATCCTTTGCCATCTGTTCTACTAAGGATGTAGTAGGAACAATGACGATTGTTTTTTTGTTATAGTATCGTGCAAGTAAATAAATGATTAATGATTTACCACTTGCAGTTGGTGAAAGTAAAAGTTGTCTACCATATTGGACTGCAGTTCTGAATGCATCCATCTGATAGTCTCTAGGTTCAAAAGGTAATCCTAGTTCTTGTATGAAGTTCTCATCAGGCTGTCTTTCTTTATCTCCTATGATATCGTTTATACCTACAATATCATATCCTCTTTCTCTACAGAACTCATCTACATATGGAAGTAATCCGATATAGATTTTATTTGTTTTGATTGAGAACAGACGAACCTTACCATCCCAGTATCTATTCTTAACTGAGGGCATGAACTTTGCATTTGGAACAGTGAACGAAAAGAAATCGAACAAGTCTCTAGAGAGACCATCGTCACATTTAACTTGCATGAAGACCTCATCGACCTTCTTGAGGGTTATTTCAGAGGCCATCCTGTATTCCATACTACCAAGGACTTCCTAGTTCCTCTCGTCACGGGTGTGACTTGGTGATGTAACCAAGAAGGAAATACAAGCATTGAACCTAACTCTTTACCACTCATAGGTGCAGAGCAAATTAATTCATCTTGTCTGATAACTTGGTCTCGATTTCTTAGATTGTCGAATACTTTAGTTTGTTCCATCCATTGAAAGTGTCCACCTTCGTATTCATCAGGACATGATAATTGAATTGATGCAGATAGTTTTCTTATTTTACCCCATGCATATGGTTCAGAACCACAATCAGTATGCCATGTATAGAAATCTCCAGTAGGTCTATCCTCTTGAGCTTCATAAACTGTATACTGCCAGTTTTCCATTTGATCGACCTCGTAGTTCCATCCACTCATTTGATTAGCTTGAATTATACCATCAAATATCTTTCGTTTTAAATCTTCTTTGAATTTAGGGTCATCATGATATATCCACTTGTTAGTAGATTGTCTAACACTATTATCTACATTACCTGATTTATTATCTCTTGCTTTCTGAGAATCAGAATCTTTACCATCGAACCCAAGGGCCCCTTCCTGTATGGGAAGACTCCTTGCATATCCGTGAAGGTATTCTACCTCAGTAGGATTAAGAAATTCTGATAGAACACAACAGTAATTATTGTAGACCATTATGAACCCGCCATGAACTTACGCCAATCAATAGTATTCTTGATAGTTTGATGTCTCCATGTAATGTTTTCCATACATCTTTTTAAGAAATCAATTGTTATCTGTGCATACTCAGTTTGTGCGTTTAACTTTTGTAAGTCTTGATCTGCATTAAAGAATATTTGCATATCATTCTTCATGATCTTTAGACCATCAAACGGGTCATCATCCCATCCTAGTTCTTTGATACGACCTTCATCCATCTTACCATTAAACCACAACCATTTATCTTTCAATAGCATGGAGTATTTAAGTTGGATATTCTTATGCCTGATTACTGCATCAGTTAAGAGTTCGGAGTATTTTGCGTGGAGTTTAGGAACTTCTAATGATGACTTATCTAGTTCGATATCATCAATTTCACAATCCTTTTTCCACTCTTCTTTTA